ATTGTCAAACATTCTTTCTACAGAGATTCTTTCCGAAATCAACCGTGAAGTTATCCGTACAATCTACACAACTGCTGTTGCAGGTGCTCAGTATGGTGTTACAACAACTGGTACATTTGACTTAGACACAGACTCTAACGGTCGTTGGTCTGTTGAGCGTTTCAAAGGTTTGATTTTCCAAATCGAACGTGACGCCAACGTTATTGCTAAGCAAACCCGTCGTGGTAAAGGTAACGTTCTGATCGTTTCTTCAGACGTTGCTTCTGCTATGGCTATGGCTGGTGTTCTTTCTTATACACCTGCTCTGTCTGCTGACCTGCAAGTTGACGACACTGGCAACACCTTCGCTGGTATGTTGCACGGTCGTATCAAGGTTTACATTGACCCATACTTCGGTGGTTACACAAGCAACCAAGAATTGGTAACAGTTGGTTATAAGGGTTCTTCTCCTTATGACGCTGGCCTGTTCTATTGCCCATACGTACCTCTGCAAATGGTTCGTGCAGTTGACCAGTTCACATTCCAACCTAAGATTGGATTCAAGACACGTTACGGAATGGTTGCAAACCCATTCGCAACAGGTCTGACAACTGGCAATGGTGCTCTGAATGCTCGTAGTAACGTTTACTACCGCATTTTCCAAGTTAAGAACCTGATGTAATCAGAAGTCACCGTAGAGTGACAATTCAGAGAGGGCACTTCGGTGCCCTCTTTTTTTGTCTCCTAAATAGTGGATAAAGGAGATTTAGATGACTGTATTAAACAGAAATCCACAAAACACAAGCCCATTACAACCAACAAAATTCTTATTGAATTTTAGTCGCATCGCTACCGTACAATACTTTTGTCAAACGGTAAATTTACCTGGTGTAACACTAGGTGAAGTTGTTCGTGTTACACCTTTTCTTGATATGTATTCTCCTGGTACCAAATTAGCATATAACACTTTGGATGTATCTTTCGTTGTCGATTCAGAATTGGCCGGTTGGAAAAATCTGTACAACTGGTTCACATCAATCGCAGATCCAGATGGATTTGAAAAACGTGATGGCAGCATAGAGTTGCAAACCAATAAACACTTTTCTGACGCCACACTTACAATATTAAGTTCGTTAAACAATCCATTAATGCGCATCGAATTTACAAACTTATTTCCCGTATCGATGAGTGATATTCGTTTCGATACCACAGCATCGGCAGATACCATTATTACCGTTGACGCAACTTTTAGGTATCAATCCTACAAATACTTGACAGCTTAATATTTTTATGTTATGATGTAGTTTTGTATTGGTTTATATTATGGAACTTGAAAAAATTCTTGAACAGTGGGAAAAAGATGCGGTCATAGACCAAACGGAACCGAGTAAAGAACTTATTCGTATTCCTTTATTACACAGTAAATATCTTAATTTCCTAACAAAACACAAAATGGCCTCGAAGAAGGTCAACTTTGATTATCTTCGTATGCGTAAGATCAAAGTGGAATATTATTCTGGAAAATTATCTCAAGAGGAACTTGAAGAGCGTGGATGGGAACCATTTCCCTTTACACTGAAATCCGAGATGAATACATATCTAGAGAGTGATGCGGACCTTATAAAACTTCTGGAAAAAAAGGTCTATCATGATGAAACCATATCGGTCATTGAGGCCATTATGGGTGAATTGAAACAAAGAACATGGCAGTTGCGTGATTTTATTTCATGGGAGAAGTTTGTTGCAGGACAGTAACGGTCAAATACGTCTTTTTATAAATACTCCAAAAAGGAGTTATTATGGAAGATTTTTTAGACAGTTTAAAAGAATCAAAATTTGTTTTGGATAAAGAATCTATAATAGAACAAAGAGATTTGTATATTATGGATGCATTGAAAAGAAATTCAACAATCGTTGAGTGCCCTCACTGTAAAGTTACTGGTAATGAACCAAATATGTTAAGATGGCATTTTCAAAATTGTGAAACAAAATTAAGGTCTTGTGAACAGTGTAACAAAACAATACCTAGACAAGGAATAAAACCATTTTTATACGATGCCAAAAAATATTGTAACAGAAAATGTTACATGGAAAGTAAAAAAGGTAAACCACCTATTGTTATGACGGATGAGGTTAAGCAAAAATTATCTAAAATTGCATTATCACAAAGTAAAGAGAGAAGTGAAAGAATGAAAAAAATTAGACCATGGAATATTAAATGGAAAAAGAACACATAGAATTTATAAAAGTGAATGAAGTGTTTTTAAAATTAAAAACAGAAAAACATATTTTACAAGAACTTTCAGAACATTTTACTTTTTTTGTTCCAGGTCATCAGTTTACACCAGCATTTAGAAATAAAATTTGGGACGGCCGCATAAGGTTGTTAAACCTACAAACGCAACAAATTTATATTGGCCTATTAAATTATATTGTTGAGTTTTGTCAAGAACGTGATTATACATACACACATAATTTCGTAGAGGACGAATTTAGTATATACCATGCAACGAAATTCACAGAATTGTTGAATTTGCACTCACAGAATAGACCAATCGAAGTTCGTGAACACCAGATGAATGCGTTTGTTCACGCCATGCAGAGTCGCCGAGCATTACTTGTTTCACCCACGGCTTCTGGTAAATCCCTCATCATCTATCTATTGTTTCGGCAGTTGTTAGATTACCAAAATCTTAAAGGTTTAATTATCGTACCAACAACTTCTCTGGTCGAACAACTATATTCAGATTTCAAAGATTACTCTTCACACAACGGTTTTGACGTTGAGAATACCGTACACAGAGTTTATCAGGGCAAAGATAAACAATCAGACAAAAAACTTGTGATATCAACATGGCAATCTCTGTATCAGATGCCCAAAGAATACTTTGAACAGTACGATTATGTGATTGGTGATGAAGCCCATTTGTTTAAGGCACAATCATTGACAACGATTATGACTTCTGCCATCAATACCAAATACCGTATTGGATTGACTGGAACGTTGGATGGCACAAAAACTCACAAATTAGTATTGGAGGGTCTATTTGGACCTGTCGAGAAAGTTGTAACAACAAAAGAACTGATTGACAAGAAACAATTAGCAGATTTTGAAATCAAATGCCTGGTATTAAAACATGGTGAAGATATTGCAGATGAAATGAAAGACTGTACATATCAAGAAGAGATTGAATACCTTATTACATGTGAACAAAGAAACAAGTTTATCAAAAATCTTGCAGTAAGTTTAGGCACAAATACCTTAGTTTTATATCAAATGGTTGAAAAACATGGTCGGATATTGTATGATATGATACGTAATACAGAGAAGATTGGCAATAGAAAAGTTTTCTTTGTACACGGAGGGGTAGAAACTGAGGATAGAGAGGCCATACGGAGCATAATGGAGAAAGAAAATGATGCAATTGTTGTGGCTAGTTTTGGCACTTTTTCTACTGGAATTAACATTAGGAATCTGCATAACATTATTTTTGCGTCACCATCTAAATCAAGAGTGCGAAATTTGCAATCGATTGGGCGAGGCTTACGACAGTCTGATAGTAAAGATAAAGCAACGCTTTATGATATAGCAGATGATTTACGTCACAAAAAACACATGAACTTCACACTAAGACATTTCGTTGAACGAGTCAAGATATATACTGAAGAGAAGTTCCCTTTTAAAATTTACAACATAGGGATTAAAAATGGAAAATAACATCAGGATTGTACGATTCAAAGATGGCATAGATGTTATTTGTAAAATAACAGTAGAAGAAGAATTGGGTAGTATCGACATTGAAGACCCAATGGAATTCCAGGTGCGCAACGCAAATCTGATGATTCAACAGTGGTTACCTATTGCTGTCGCTAAAGAAAACAAAGTCAGAGTCAGAATTAACGATGTACTCTGCATCTATGAACCTAACAATTCTTTTCAAGAATACTACGAGGGTTTGATCTCTAATATAAACTCTATTGTCGAAAACAACGATGTGAAAAATGCTTCAGTGGAGAAAATCAAAGAATTGATTGAAGCTCTGGAAGAATCATCGAACACTGGTACCTTGGTACACTAATATTAATATTCTCGGGGCTACATGCCGCACTCTACAGATTGTCAAGCCCTTTGTCAACAACTTTTTATGGTATACTTGAATGAACAAACCTAGACACTACATTAATAATGAAGATTTCCTTAAGGCGCTCGTAGAGTACAAAGAGAAGAAAGCCAAAGCTAGAGAAGAAGGAAGGCCTGATCCTTCTATACCAAATTATATCGGTGAGTGCTTCATGAAGATTGCTGAAGGTTTGTCACACAAGCCAAACTTCATTAACTACCCTCACCGAGAAGACATGATTGGAGACGGTATTGAAAACTGTCTGATGTACTTCGAAAACTTCGATGCCACCAAATCTAAAAATCCATTTGCATATTTTACACAGGTAATCTACTTCGCATTTCTCCGCAGGATTCAAAAAGAAAAGAAACAACTATATGTCAAGTATAAATCTACCGAAATGATTGGTGTACTTGATGAGTTTGAGATGATGGAATTTGAAGATGGGACTAGTAAACAGTTTGAACTTTATGATAACATTGCAGAGTTCATTGAGAACTATGAAGAAAGTCGAAAAAACAAAAAGGCAGAAAAGGTAGTTCCAAAAAAAGGTGTTGAAAAATTTATGGAAGAATGATATGATTATTTTAGAAGGTGTGAAAGTAATTGATCGTGTACAGTACAAAGATAACCGAGGTTATTTTTCCGAAACATGGAAATCTTTTAATTGGTTAATTGAAGATGGATTGAGAGGAGGCTTTAGGCAGTTAAACACCGCAGAATCGAAACAAAATGTTTTGCGTGGTATGCATAGGCAGGATCAAACAAAATTAGTTATGCCAATCTATGGTGAAATTTATGATGTTGTTTTGAATCCAGAAACTCGCGAATGGTTCGGTATTAAATTAGACAATACGAAGTCGTTGCTTGTTCCTCCGCAATATGCACATGGTTATTTGGTATTGTCTGAGACCTCTATAGTTCAATATATCGTTGATAAACCTTACAATAAACAATTAGAAGAAAACTTCAAATGGAATGAATACGGTATTGATTGGCCAATAAAACAAAATATAATTTTATCGGAAAAAGATAGTTGATAAACATGAAAGTTGCTATTATTACTGACCAGCACTTTGGTGCTCGGAATGATTCGGTTCATTTTTTGGATTTTTACGAGAAGTTTTACCGTGATACCTTTTTTCCAAAACTACGAGAAGAAGGTATCAAAGAAGTATTGATTCTTGGGGACACATTCGATAGACGTAAGTACGTCAATTTCTATTCATTGAAACGTACCAAAGAAATGTTCTTTGATGTACTTCAAGAAGAAGGCTTCGTTGTACATATGTTGGCCGGAAATCACGATACATATTTTAAAAATACCAACGATGTCAATTCTATCGACTTGTTGTTGAGTGAATATGGTAACGTGCATGTAATTGATTCACCACAAGAAATTTATGTTGGACCGCATAAGATTTGCATGATGCCCTGGATTTGTCCGGAGAATTATGATGAATCTATGGAGATGATAAACAATACAGATGCGGCCTATTGTATGGGTCATTTTGAAATTGCTGGTTTTGCCATGTATCGTGGCATGCCATCGGAAGAAGGACTTGATCGTGGAATTTTTAGGAAGTTTAATCGCACTTTTAGTGGCCACTATCACCATAAATCTAGTGCTGATGGTATTCATTATCTTGGGAATCCATACGAGCTTACTTGGCAGGATTACAATGATCCTCGCGGTTTCCATATTTTTAATATGGATGACGATGAGCTCACTTTCGTCCGAAACCCTAACTCCATGTTTCACCGGATCATGTACGATGATAGAGAAGAATCCATCACCGACATTACGAACAAAGATTTAAGCTCTTACACAAATACATATGTTAAAGTGGTTGTAATCAATAAAACAAACCCATATTTGTTTGACAAGTTCATGAATAATCTGTATAATGTCAATCCAATTGATATTACCATTGCAGAAGACTTTACCGACTTGACAGAAGGTGTAGATGATGATATGGTGGATCAAGCCGAAGACACCTTGACGATACTCAACAAATACATCGACAATATCAATGAAGAGAGTATCAACAACGATAAATTGAAAACACTAATGAAAGAACTCTACGTAGAGGCATTAAATTCTGAACAAGCATGATTTTATTCCAAAAAGTTAAATGGAAAAACTTTCTCAGTACAGGCGCCCACCTCACTGAGATTAAATTTACCAAATCTCCAAACACACTCATCATTGGCCAAAATGGTGCGGGAAAATCCACCATTCTTGATGCGTTGTGCTTTGGGCTTTTTGGAAAACCATTTCGTAAAATAAATAAACCACAACTGGTAAACTCAATCAATCAGAGAGAGTCGTTAGTCGAGGTTGAATTTACCATTGGTAAAAAGAATTATAAAGTTGTGCGCGGTATTAAACCAAACGTGTTTGAAATTTACTGCAACGATATTTTGCTGAACCAAGATGCAGCTGCAAAAGACTACCAAGACGTATTGGAGAACTCGATTCTCAAATTAAATTTTAAGTCTTTCACGCAAGTTGTCATTCTTGGTTCAGCGTCCTTCACTCCGTTCATGCAACTCTCTGCGGCCGACCGTCGTGCGTTGATTGAAGACCTGTTAGATATCCAAATATTTTCCTCAATGAATACTCTACTGAAAAGTAAAGTATCAGATGTCAAAGATAAATCTACCACAAACAATTATAATATTAGTTTGACGGAAGAAAAAATTAACCTGCAAAAGCAGAACATCGAAGACAATAAAAAACACAACGAGGAGGAAATAAAAAAGAAACAGGAAGAAATCGAACAATCCAATTCACAAGTGGAAAAACTTCAAACTGATATTGGATTGATACAGAAACACATTGATGTTCTGATGAAAAAAATTGCAGACGAGTCTATGGTAAGTACCAAGTTGAAAAAACTATTTCAACTGGAAGCCAAGATTGAAACGAACATCAAAAAGAATGAGAAGGATATACAGTTCTATGAGCAAAACGACAACTGCCCAACTTGCCGACAACACATCGAAGAACACCACCGAGAAGAGCAAGTACGAGAACGTAAACAAAAAGTCCTTAATCAACAAACGGGCCTTAAAGAAATTGAGACGGAAGTTAATAAACTCAACGAACGAGTAACACAGATTGAGGCAATCAATAAACATATAACTGAACACAACAACGAAATAGTTAGCCAGAATTCCACTATCGTTGCATTGAACAAGTATATTACTAAATTGAACAAAGAAATCAAAGAGCTTTCCACAAAGAAAAATAATTTGGAAGAAGTCAATGAAAAGTTGAAGAAATTAAAACTTGAACTTGAAGAGTTCATGAAGATTAAAGAAGAATTGATTATCGAAAAACACTATTATGAATTTGCTTCAACTTTACTAAAAGATACGGGTATTAAAACTAAAATCATCAAACAGTATTTGCCCATCATGAACAAGTTGATTAACAAATACCTGTCTGCAATGGATTTCTTTGTTAACTTTAATATCAATGAAAATTTTGAAGAAACAATCAAGAGTCGGCACAGAGATGAATTCTCTTATGCAAACTTTTCAGAAGGTGAAAAGATGCGCATCGACCTGGCCTTATTGTTTACGTGGAGACAGATTGCCAAGTTGAAGAATTCAACTAATACCAATCTATTGATTCTGGATGAAGTGTTCGATAGTAGTCTAGATACAGTAGGCACAGAAGAGTTCTTGAAACTCATTCACGAAATGGGAACAGATACGAATGTGTTTGTTATTTCACATAAGGGCGACCAATTGTTTGACAAATTTAGGTCGGTGATAAAATTTGAAAAGAAGGGTAACTTCTCAAGGATTGCAAAATGATTAATGAAAAAGATGATTTGATTGTATTCGATACTAGTGCATCATTAAATATCGAAAACAAAACCGATAAAGCTCTTAAGTTGGTTCACGAATCGGATCCAATTCTCAGAGAAGTTATGCCAGAATTTGATTTCAACGACAAATCGATTGATCCTGTACAATTAGCTAACGCACTTATCGGATTATGTAAAGAGAATCGTGGTTATGGATTGTCCGCAAATCAATGTGGTATTCGTACAAGAGTATTTGTTATGGGTGCCGCAGAAGAGTATGTGGCATTTTTCAATCCAAAACTGTTGAATGCAACAGGTGAAGTTCATATGGCAGAAGGTTGCCTTTCTTTCCCTTTGTTGGGATTGAATATTACCAGACCTAAAATGATTGAAGTGGAATACCAAGATTACACAGGTATCACTCGGTACATGAAATTGGATGGCATAAGTGCAAGATGTTTTCTCCATGAGCTTGACCATATGAACGGAATAGTATATACTGATCGGGCAAAACCAATGGCACTTGCCTCTGGTCAGAAAAAACGTGATAAAATTATGAAGAGCATTTTAAAGCATGGCAACAAAGTCAAAGAAGCGTATACTTACCGTTGATGAACAATGGGATCAGTGGCAAATTTTAAATGAATCTCAAAAATCAATTCACATTGATACAGATACACTTAAAGAAACACTCATCAAGGATTTAACTTACGCATCTCAAATGGATGTGCGAGAGTATACTTTGTACCAAAAATGGTGCGAAGTGCACGAAAAATATCCCACAATCTCCCGTACAACCGTTTATGGATGCGAAGAGACTCAACTCGTTGATATTTCTCAAAAGGAAGATATTGCGAGAGTTAAAAATAATTTTTGGATGCCTAAAAATCCAGACGATTATGAAAATCTAAAACCAAGATTGATTCTTTCTAACGAAAAACAAACCGATATTTGGAATACTATTCGTACATTCTCTTCGACGATGAAGAACAATTCGAATATTGGACGTAATCTGTATTACACAGTAATTGATGAAGTCACAGGCAATTATCTTGGTGTTATTTGTATTTCATCTGACTTCCTGGATTTAACTCCGCGTGACCAGGCTATCGGATGGGCAAGAGATGTTAAGACACAACAGAACATGATTAATCACACCGCAATCGGTTCTACTATTGTTCCTTTACAACCTTTGGGATTTAATTATATGGGCGGCAAATTGCTTGCTCTGTTGTGTCTTGCAGATACCGTACAGAAAGATTGGAAAAACAAATATGGTGATGTGTTGGCCGGCGTTACGACCACATCGTTGTATGGCAATACCAAGTCGAATGGTCTTTCTCAGTATGATGGGCTTGAACATTGGAACAAAATGGGATTCTCATCTGGTTCTGTTGCATTCGAACCCACACGAAAGACCATGAAAATGGTATTTGATTGGATCAAAGAAAAACATCCAAGAAAATATTTTGAGTGGTGGGAAGCCAAAAATCCTCAAGGTCTTCCTTTGAAACGAGACCATAAAAACCGTTCACTCAATTTTGCATATTCTAAACTTGAGATTCCTAAAAATCTCATTCGCACTGAGCACCAGAGAGGCATCTATTTTTCACCTCTCTATAACAACACCAATGAATTTCTAAGGAAAGAAATTGGTGAAGATCAACTGGTTAAATCATTTGATACCAGTGAAGATACTTTGGCTGACATTTGGAAAACCAAATATGCCAAAGGTAGAATTTCAATGTTGAAAAAGAAAAACAATGTTTCATATGAAACACTGTTCTATGATGACTTGATTTTCCTGTCTTGGGAACAAACCAAGGAAAAATATTTGCCGCAAGTTGGCAGATAATTTAAATGTACCGCAAAAAGTGTTGACAAGTGCACTACATAATAGTATGATGTGATATCTTGTAACAACAAGATTTTTTAACTTTATCATTTAGGAGTGATTATTATGACTAAACTTTCCGCAAAGCAAAAGATCCTCAACTACCTGAGCAAGAGCGAAGGTTACAACACGTTGAGCGTTGCTCAAGCCCGTGCTCGTTTTGGAATTCAAAACGTTTCCGCACGTATTGAAGAACTGCGCCAAGAAGGCAACGTTATCTACACGAACACCAAGCGCCGTGCAGATGGTAGCAAGGTTTCTGTGTATCGTCTGGGAACCCCAACCAAGGCTATGGTTCGCGCCGCTATGCGAGCTGGTTTCACCTACTAATTTAGCCTTATCGAGGGAAGGCCTTAAGTGGTCTTCCCTTTTTTTACTTTTGGAGTACAAATGGAAATTTCCGTAAAAAAAGAAGACTTACAAAAGAAGAGTATTTTTGTCGCTACGCCAATGTATGGCGGCATGAATCATGGTCTATACGCCAAGGCATGTCTTGACCTACAATCTATTTGTATGCAATATGGCATCAACGTAAAATTCTCTTTCCTGTTTAACGAATCATTGATTACCCGCGCCAGAAATTATCTTGTTGATGAATTCTTGCATCGTTCAGATTGCACTCATCTTCTCTTCTTGGATTCTGATATCCATTTTGATCCTAAAGATGTGATTGCAATGTTGGCACTTGATAAAGATGTTATCGGTGGTCCTTATCCTAAGAAAGCTATTAAGTGGCGTTCTGTTAAGAAAGCGATTGAAAAGAATCCTGATATCGAACCACAAATGCTCGAACGAGTAACTGGTGATTATGTTTTTAATCCTGTTAAAGGTACTGCACAATTTTCTGTGACTGAACCACTCGAAGTTCTAGAAATTGGAACCGGTTTCATGATGGTTAAACGTGAAGTGTTTCCTAAGTTTGCTGAACAGTATCCTCAACTGAAGTATCGTCCCGATCACGTTGGTCAAGCAAACTTCGATGGCACTCGTTACATTCATGCATTCTTTGATACCGTAATCGATAAGGAATCTGAACGTTATTTGTCAGAAGATTATATGTTCTGTCAATGGTGGCGTAATATGGGCGGCACAATTTACCTGTGCCCATGGATGCGTACTGATCATATTGGTACCTATCACTTCAAGGGAGATATGCCAGCAGTGGCCAATTTCGTTGGAGAAATGTAATGATTGTCGGTGTTCTCGGATTCATCGGTTCCGGTAAAGGTACTGTTGGAGACATCCTACATGATGCATTAGGTTTTCATAAAGCCAGTTTTGCTGGCCATGTTAAAGATGTTGCATCTGTTATGTTTGGATGGCCAAGAAATTTATTAGAAGGTGATACAAAAGAATCGCGTGAATTCCGAGAACAAACCGACAAGTTCTGGTCCGAAAAATTTAATAAAAATTTTACTCCTCGTCTAGCGATGCAGTTGTTAGGCACAGAAGTGGGTAGAGATTTTTTTGGTGAAAATTTTTGGATTGATTGTCTCGAAAAACAAATTAGAAATACCGAAGGTGATTATGTAATTACCGATGTTCGTTTTAAAAACGAAATACAATGGGTTACTAATCAAGGTGGTATTTTGATTGAAGTGACAAGAGGTGTTAAACCTCATTGGTATGATATTGCATCGAAAGCCAATAGAGGTTCCGATGCAGCTGAAAAGTATATGTTTGAAACCGGCATACATCAATCTGAATGGAGATGGATCGGTAGAGACATTGATTATACGATTGATAATACTGGTACTTTGGAACAATTGAAAGAAAATGTTTTTAGGTGCTTGAAAAATTCTTTCGGATCGAATACAATCCAAGAATTAGTTGTGAATAACCATAAGGAGTTTTGTAATGAAGTTGTCTAATGACACATTGAATATTTTGAAGAACTTTGCCAATATCAATCCTGGTTTGGAATTCAAACAAGGTAATAAGTTGGCAACCATGTCGCCAACTAAAACTGTGTTGGCCAAAGCCTTGCTCAATGATACGTTTCCTCAGGACTTTTGTATCTATGACTTGAATCAGTTTTTGTCTGTACATTCTTTGTACAAGGATGCTGATTTGGATTTTGATGATGCGAATGTAATTTTCAAGAGCGGTCGTAACAAGACCAAGTATCGTAAAACTTCAAAGACAAATATCGTTACTGTACCAGAGAAAGAAGTAAATCTTCCTACAGTTGAAGTTTCTTTCACACTGAAAGAAGAAGACTTCTCATCTGTCATGAAGTCTGCAAGTGTGCTTCAATCACCTAACGTTGCTATTGAATCTGATGGTGAAAAGATTTTCGTCACCTGTTTTGATGCATCTGATGATTCTGCTCACACCAATTCAACAGAAATTACAGATGGTAATGGTAATAAGTTTAAGGCTGTATTCGTGACAGAAAATCTCAAGATGATTCCCGGAACATATAATGTTGAAATCTCGTCGAAGGGATTGGCTCTCTTCAAAAGAGAAAATAACACGTTGCAATATTGGATTGCTATCGAAGCAAAGCATTCTAAATTTGGAGGTTAATTATGAAAGTTGATACGATTTTTGGTTCATTCGACGAAAAGCAACTTGAAAAGTTGAAAGACTATATCAACGAAACGGTTCGTGTGTTAGAGAGCATGAACGTTAAAAAAGTGGAACTCAGAGATGTTATTGCTGCAGCGCACGATGACCTGAAAATTCCAAAAAAAATTATTCGTCGTATGGCGAAAGTGCAAATGAACCAATCTTTTCAGGAAGAAGTGGCTGAATATAAAGAGTTTGAAGCTCTGTTTGAAGGTATGACCGAGGTCAAATAATTTGCGACCTTTTATGTTTTTGTGTTTCAACTCATGAATAATAATTTGTACATTAATGAATTGTTTCCTACTGTAGTACTCTACAAGGATTTTCCTGAGTTGATAAACAAACAGTTGCAAAAAGAAGCACGAGCAATAACCATTAAACATGGCACTAAAGCTTTTCTTTGCCCATGCCTCAGCACTGTTCGTACTATGACAAATGTTTTAGAAATGCCTGTATTCGCAGGCATCAAACAGGCTATCATAGATACAGTTTCAGTTTACACTGATGTGTTAAAAATTAATAAAGAAAAATTAATTTTTTTAGACAGTTGGTTAAATTTATATGAACAACACCAATATCAAGACTTACACAATCATCACGATTCCATGATCTCTGGCGTTTTTTATATAAAAAGTTCAGGCGTTAAAGATTTTATACTTCAGGCTCCTTGGCATTTTCAACAACCAAAAATTCCAGAGTATGAAGAAAATAATCTTACCAATTGTCATAATGCTGAATATAACAGTGTTGAGGGGCGTGTCATACTCTTCATGAGTCACGCACTACATCGAACACTTCCTGCCACCGAAGAACGGATTAGTCTGTCTTTTAACATTGGATAAAATTATGAGTGATCGCAGAAAATTTCTTCGTGGTGTAGGACTTTTCGGTGCCCTGGCGGCCGGCGCAGCCGCATCTCGTGCAAACGCTGCACCACCTGTTGTTATCAATAATCATTACACTACTGTTACTAGTGATGAAATTCCAAATGAATATTTGGAAAAACAAATTGAATCACAATCTGTGCTGGCTTTAAGGGCAACGTACGGCGAAGAAATGCCGCCCACAAAAATACATGGAACAAAAATACATGGAACAAATGACATGTATGTTATAGGTATTACTCCCACTTATAAACCTGGTACAGAAAAACAGGTTGAAGTGAGAATTGTGCCTGGTCCTGACGGTAAACTTTACGTCAAAGAGAATGGCGCCTGGCGTAAATTGTGATATGATTATATTTTATATTATGGAGATTTTGAATGAACGAACAACACATGCTGTGGGTGGAGAAGTATCGCCCTAAAACAGTCGAAGAATGTATTCTGCCTGATAATATCAAGGCAACTTTTCAAGAATATGTGAATCGCAAGGAGATTCCCAATCTCCTTCTTTCTGGCACCGCTGGTGTCGGTAAAACTACAATCGCCAAGGCACTATGTAACGAAGTTGGTTGTGATTACATCATCATCAACGGTTCTGATGAGTCTGGTATCGATGTTCTTCGCAACAAGATTAAACACTATGCATCATCAGTCAGTTTGTCTGGTGGACGCAAAGTTGTTATCATAGACGAAGCGGACTATCTAAATCCTAATTCCACGCAACCTGCGCTTCGTGGTGCAATCGAGGAGTTCGCTTCCAATTGCTCTTTCATCTTCACCTGTAACTTCAAGAATCGAATTATTGATCCAATTCATTCTCGTTGCACGGTTGTTGATTTCAAAGTAAATGGCAACAAAGCCAAACTTGCATCTCAATTCTTTAAACGTGTTGAATGGATTCTAGACCAAGAAAACATCCGATATGAAAAAGAAGTGGTTGCGGCCATCATCACAAAACACTTTCCAGATAATCGTCGTATTCTGAATGAACTGCAACGGTATTCTGTAAGTGGAGTTATCGACAAGGGCATTTTGTCTAATGTCACTGATGTGCAGGTCACTGAGTTAATTAACTCACTAAAGGTCAAAGATTTCGCATCTTGCCGTAAGTGGGTTACAAACAATCTCGACAATGATCCATCCAGAATCTTTCGTAAACTTTACGATTCATTGTATGAGAATCTAAAACCTAATTCTGTTCCTCAACTTGTGTTGATTCTTGCGAAGTATCAATATCAAGCAGCATTCGTGGCCGACCACGAAATCAATCTTGTGGCTTGTTTGACCGAAATTATGGTGGATTGTGAGTTCAAATAATGCCAGACCTATTCAAAGAAATAATTCCATCAATATTACAGACGAAGAAATGTGTCATCAATGATGATATTGATGCAAAAGATTATGTACCTTTCGTAGTTAATCGTGCTCTTTCTTATCATTTAGATTGTGTACCATATATCAATGAATTGAATATGTACCCTGGTATCGATAAAGATATGCAATACCAGTATTTTCTAAATAGTATAAGACAAATGAAACGGAAATTTCAACCGTGGCAGAAGTCTGAAAAAGATAAGAATATAGAATGTGTTAAGGAGTTTTTTGGTTATTCAAATAACAAGGCCAAAGAGGCCTTAAGCATTTTATCGGATGAACAAATCGCTGAAATAAAAAGAATAACAGATAAAGGCGGGTGACATGATTAATGTAGAAGATTTAGTTGAAGTGACGTTAAATGAGAAAGATGATTTCCTTAAAGTACGTGAAACATTGACACGTATTGGTGTCGCTTCCAAAAAAGATAAAATTTTATACCAATCTTGCCACATCCTCCACAAAAGAGGGCAATACTATGTGGTGCATTTCAAAGAGTTATTTGCTCTAGATGGTAAACCAACAGATATTACTGAAAGCGATCTATCTCGCCGGAACGCTATTGTAAATCTTTTGGAAGACTGGGGTTTGGTCACAATCGTCAAAAAAGAAAAGACTGAGACACCTCCACCAATTTTTCTTTCCCAAATCAAGATTATTTCCCACAAAGAAAAGAAAGACTGGCAACTGGTACCCAAATATAGTATTGGTAAAAAACCACAAAAAGATTGACAAAGTAGTATAAATACTGATATAATCATGGTGCCGCGCCAATCCTGGGCGGCAGTTTTAACCTCGCTTTAATTAGGAGTTTTATATGACATCACTACCAAGTCTTTTTGACTTCCATAAACTCGACCCTTTCCATGTAGGTTTCAACAAAATGTTTGATGATCTACAGAAAGCGGCCAAGACTTCTCTTTCCTACCCTCCATACAATATCAAACAAGTAAAAGAAAACAAGTACGTCATCGAGATGGCCGTTGCTGGTTTTGCAAAGTCTGATATTGAAATCACACTTGAGGGTGATACTCTAGTGGTCAAGGGTGCAGCCCAAGACGAACAACCAACGGAAGACGAATCCTTCATCTGGAAGGGTATTGCCAACCGTAACTTCAACCGTACCTTCAAACTGGCAGACAAGATTGAAATCAAAGATGCCGAGTTAGTTAACGGTATGTTGAAAATTTGGTTGGAAAATATCGTCAAGACACAAGACGCAATCAAGAAAATTTCTATCAAAGAAACCAAATAATTTCACATTGTGAAAATTACAAGGCTTGACAGGGCGCATTTTTTGACGTATAATCCTTATACTATGAAAAACACTAAGCCAAAATTTACTATTAAAAAGGTTCGTTCAAAAGCGAATCAAGATGTGTATTACACTTCACCTCAATGGGAAACCAAAGAGATTGAGGGTATTGTGTTTATGCCTGTTGTCAAAACGCCTTCAATAGATTTAAAACAAACAATTCATTGGATGCGTAAAGACAGCATGGAATACGTCAAATAAGCGCTTGTAGCTCAATGGTTAGAGCAGCGGACTCATAATCCGTTGGTTACAGGTTCGAGTCCTGTCGAGCGCACCAATTAAGGAGTAAAAAAATGGAATATATTTGTGAGGTCTGCGGTCACATTCACGATGAAAAGGTTAATGATAAAATAGAAGATTTACCAAAATATGCTAATTGTCCAGAATGTGGTTCCGATGCAAGAGAGGTATATAAGCCTTTAGAATTGTGAAGAAAAAATTTCGTGATGCGTTTATGAAGACGGCCGAGGTGTTCTCTGAACTATCCTCGGCCAAAAGACTTCATGTTGGTGCAATCGTTGTAAAAGATGACCGCATCATTTCCATTGGTTATAATGGAATGCCCTCAGGTTGGGATAATAATTGTGAAGATAAAATTTATTGTGATGATGGCGATTGGTCTGAATGGTCTGAACAAAAAGATCCAAAAGATTTAAACTTACCATGTAAGAAATTTAAACTTGTAACAAAACCTGAGGTACTACATGCTGAAACGAATGCGATTGCTAAATTGGCAAAATCTACTGAATCTGGGAATGGTGCAACTATGTTTATTACTCATTCTCCTTGTCTGGACTGCGCCAAACTTATCTTTCAATCTGGCATCAATAGTGTTTATTATCGTAATGAGTACCGTGATAGTGGTGGGATTGATTTCTTACGTAATTGTAAGATTGATGTTGAAAAGATTTGAAAAAGAACTTGAAGCATATAAGCAAATATTGTAAAATCTAAATAAACCGGGAGTGATGTAGACTTATCCAACTTACTGGGAGATTACATGATTGTAAAGGTACTCAACTGTCCCGATAAGAATTTCAAACCTTATGTTGAGAGGGCCGTATCTTTTTTTGCAAAAGAATTAATACCTAATACCAAAATTCGTAATAATTGTCAGACTATTGTAAGATTCAACTCACAACTCAAAGACTTTGGATCCGCAGAGATTCAAGGAAGAAATACCAGAAAACAACCAAGAAAATTCTTAATTGAAATTCATCCTGGTATCAATACAAGAAATATAATTTCAACTATCGCGCATGAGATGGTACATATCAAACAGTACATTCATGGCGAAACGAATGACCAACTCTCTGTGTGGAGAGGCAAGAAAATAAATTCAGAACAAGTGGAATACTGGGTTCATCCGTGGGAATTGGATGCATATGGTAGAGAAATAGGCCTATTCACGAAGTTTGCTGTTAAAGAAAAACTTTGGGAAGTTTTTGATGGTTTTAAGAATCCAGATTTACCCATCGTGTCTGAACCCATAAGATGGAAAAAATAATAGGCGAACACACATATGGTACCGAACACATTTCATTTTTTCAATGGGGTGAAGGTGCAAATTTAAGAATGGGTAAATTCTGTTCTGTGGCCGAAAACGTTAAAATGTTTTTGGGTGGCACACATAGAACTGATTGGATTTCCACATATCCTTTTCATTCAAAACTTGGGTGTGAAGTAGATAAAAACAATATAACAAATGGTGATATAGTAATTGGTAATGATGTTTATATTTGCCATGGGGCCACAATCATGTCTGGAGTGACCATTGGTGATGGTGCAATCATTGCAGCTAATTCTCATGTTGTAAAAAATGTAGAACCTTATTCGATTGTTGGCGGCAATCCTGCGCAATTTATTAAGTATAGATTCGACCAAAACATCATTTCGTTGTTGATGGAACTCAAATGGTGGGATCTTCCGTTAAATATTATTAAAGATAATGCAAAATTATTTTGCTCGGCGCCTATATATGAGGAAGTGCAATCATTAATTAATCAACACAGAAAATAGAAATGTTATCCATACGCAAACCGTTTATTACAGAGCCATCATATCACACAAGCAATTGTGGTGATCAGTCCTGGCTCATCTTAGGGGTTTGTGTATAGAAAAGTAACCAAAAGAATATAACCACAAACCCCTACACCGAAAGGTCTAGGGGTTTTTTGTTGTGTTTTTACAACACACGGCTTGACATAGATGTGGAATCTTGTATAATTCGTGTTTCGCTCTTAAAAAATTTAAAGTAGTTTGTTGGGGATTCGCCAAGTTGGTAAGGCATCGGATTTTGATTCCGACATTCACAGGTTCGAGTCCTGTATCCCCTGCCATAATGAAGCGCATTGTAGCGACACATAAGCAAGTCGTTAACTACCGTTGGTTACGTATAGAATCGTAAGTGGGTGTAGGCAGTGTGTTTCATTATGGTAATAGCGTCTGTATAAATTACTATCGGTATAAATAATATTGAAGGAGATTTATATGGAAACTTATAACTGTTTATTTTGCGATAAGGAATTTCATGCTTATCCATCACAAAATAAAAAATACTGTGATGTTAAATGTCAGAATGATTATCAATATAAAGAATTTATTGAAACATGGAAATTAGGCAATCATAATGGAATGCGAGGTAAAACTGCAACATCGCATCATATACGGCGTTATATTTTTGAAAAATATGAAAATAAATGTTGCGAATGTGGTTGGTCTAAAACAAACTTATTCACAAACAAAATACCATTAGAATTGGAACATGTTGATGGTGATTATTCCAACAACAAAGAAGATAATTTAAAACTTTTATGTCCTAACTGTCATTCTTTAACTGCAACTTGGAAAGGTGCAAATAAGAAACAAGGAAGGCCAAGATCAAAATATTATCGCGGAATATAAAATATACGGAGAGTAATGCAGGCGCGTTGGTGTGCCGACCAGCCTTGAAAACTGGGTTCTCAGAAATGGGATGGGGTTCGACTCCTCTGCTCTCCGCCAAATAGAGAGATGCGAAAGTTGGTTTAATCGGACTCTCTGCCGAATTCTAAATATGGTATCATTCGGAGGTACTATGATATCATTCAAAAATTTTATTTCAGAGGCCATGAAGCAAACTAAGATGCCGGAGCCAAAGCACGATGCATCAGGTAAGCCTAAGGTTATGAGTGGTAAAGACATAATGCAACACTTTAGTCGCCACACAATGGACGCTGTAATGAGACATCCTCTTTATCGCCGTCATATTGCAGGAGCAGAACATAAAGGGTTTGCACATTCTGTAAATAAATCTGGCACTGGTGATAGTAAGTATGATACGCATATTGTACATGCTGTAACAGGTGGTTCAGGTATTCGCCACAGGATTGATTTTCACATAGGCCTGAGTGGTCGCAAGGTAACTCATGCTGAACATTTCACAAATAAAGATAATGAAAAGTATCCGCATGGTCATCCAGCAGCTGGCCAAGTGAAGTGGAAGAATATAACATAAACAAATTATGGAGAGTTGGCAGAGCGGTAATGCACCGGATTGCTAATCCGCCGTTTATGAAAATAGACGCACAGGTTCGATCCCTGTACTCTCCGCCAGGCCTCTATAGTTTAATGGTAGAACACCTGTCTTATACACAGTTAAATGGCTCCGCGACGGGGGCGTAGTGAAGGTTCGAATCCTTCTAGAGGTACCAAACATGTGGGTGTGACCCGAACGGCTAGGGAACGGATTGCAAATCCGCTTTATGCAGGTTCAAATCCTGTCACCCACTCCAAGTTGTATTTTTACAACACTGGTTGCCAAAACGGCCAGTTCGTGTACAATACATCTTTCGTTCTTAAAAAATTTAAAGTAGTTTGCTCGGTTCGTCTATCGGTTTAGGACGCTAGCCTTTCACGCTGGAAAGACGGGTTCGACTCCCGTACCGAGTACCATATTGAAGCACATTTTAGGTTGGGCAACAATTGCAGAGTTGCTATTTGGGAGCAGTAGATTAGGATCGCAACCTGATTGAGTTCTAAGATACAAAGTGTGTTTCAATATGGTAAGCCTTAATCCAACTGAGAAACAAAAGATCGTCAGGGTCGCTCCTGGTTAAGATTAAGTAGTTTCAATGAGGTGACTCAAGGCTGGTCTCCGGCGGGAGGCCATATTGAAGCACATTGGGTCATGCCCTGTATAACATTGCGCTAAAACAAAAGACGCTCGGTGGTAAGGTACTCCACAAACAGTGTGTTGAAATATGGTGTGTATCCTAGGTACTGAGGAAGCCTCAGCGGATCTTGTGCATATCGTACAAAAGACATGATCTGGCTTGTTGATGCGATTTCAACCACACCAACCATATTTCAGCATATTCTACCCATCTGTGGCACGGAACGGAGTCGTCACAGAATGGCGAAAAGACCCGTTTGAGTGTGTTGAACTATGGTAAGCCTTATTCCAACTGAGGGACAAAAGATCGTCAGAGTCGCGTCTGGTAAAGATCAAGTAGTTCTAACAAGGTGACTCAAGGCTGGTTCCCGGCGGGGAGCCATATTGAAGCATATTCTACTAGCTGACAATACCGTAACTGGGAGACTAAGGCGTGTTTGAGTGTGTTTCAATATGGTGATGGCACATAATCAACTGCAATTGGTTGGGCCTAGATGCAGTATGCTCTTTGCAGAGAGTATGCTGTTAGCGCGGATCATGCCCGCCGCCATATTCTAGCGTATTCATGTAGCGAAGAGCATTTGACCAATGTTCGTGCATCAGATTTGGTCACTGATGGCATAGTACATGAGTGCGTTAGAATATGGTTAGACTAGAGGGTTTTCAACAAGGAGAAGTTATTGCGCTCTGCATGATCACGCCGTAGTGATCCTCTGCATCGTCATCAAATTGTTGCGAATCTAGTCGCCATATTTCATCATATTAAGAAAG